TATCTTCAGGCCTTTGTAAGGATTGTAATTGCCGTACAACATAAGGTGTTATCGAAGAATATGTGCCAGATCCATTAAACTCAGCAAAACTTCCAGGAAGACCCGTCATCAAGATGGAAAGTAATTTATTTAGATAGTATTTATTACCATCAATTGAGTATTGATCTTTGAAAAGCCCGCCAACATAGGTTACGATTGACCCTTTTGTTTCAAACCCAATTATTTTATTATAATATTCAATTGGTGTCATTAAACCTCATCCCCTGACGTGCCATAAAATAACGAAGCTGCCATACCAATTGCAACATTCATACTAAACCCAAAGTTATTTATGGCATAATTCACTAATTTTTCGATTGGTGTCGTTCCGTCAAGCATTGGCTGACCATTTTCATCAAGCTTAACGTTAAATGCAGAACTAGTAGTATATTGAGTTGCACCAACAGCATCAACAGAAGCTGGCCTAATATGCATTGCATTATAAACTTTTGGTACAACTTCTTGTTTAGGAATAACCCCAATTACCAATGGTTGTTGGGATTGTTCACCATCAAGGAAAATACCAAAGACAAATGCGCCTTTTTGTAGACCTTTTGGTGTGATACCAGTTGCACCAAACCCACCTTCAGTTGTTGGCAAAATAATGTTTGCCCAAGGCAATTGATCAAATGGAATATCATCAGTAAATGGACTATGTAATCCAAACATCCTCACACGGACTCTACCAAGACCTAATGGATCATTGGCATTTTCTTCAACAACACCAATAAACCACCGTGTTTGATCACCAAAATAATCTGTTGAAAAATTATACATATAAATTATCCTGAAATATTAACATTGCCTGCTTGGTCTTCAAGCTGATTCATATTATGAATCTTTGTGCAAGTGCATGATACTGAATATTCTTCAACTGAAAATCTGTGTCTCATATTATAGACAATGTATCTACCTGATTTTTTATAATCAATTACATCATTTTCATTACCATCACCTTCTTGTGGCATATCTCTTGGTATTTCAATATCAATCTGCTCACCAATTACAGTATCATTGTGCTTCAAGAAAAAATAACCAGGCATCTCAACAACAATTGGAGCCTTGCCGATTAGACCTCTTAATGCTCTTGCATTCATCTTGAAGTTATGTCTAACTTCGCCAGGTTGCGATGAAACATCAGTAAATTCATCGGGTACATCTTCTCGTAGTCCTTGAGATTTAACTGAATTATATGATTCAGGCCCTTTAAATGTTGCTGATGGAACTACCATTGATGAATATGAATTATATCCATTATCAACAGTTCTACCTGATGCAACAATAAAATCATCATCATAATCTAATAATGTCTGGTTTTTATACGCTGGTCTATTTTTAAGAACATCAGAAGCCTTAAATCTTTCCTCGACAGCAAAACCGCCAGTCAGATCTAAAAACATGTATTGGGCACTGGTTGCTGATCTATTGAATAAATGGTGCATATTCTCAGTATGGGAGACTCCAATATTTGCAATTTGATATACCCTATCTTCAAATGATTCTTCTTCAGTCCCAGCAGTATTTGTTGATGAATATCTAAATTTTTTAACTTGATTGATTGGAGCTGAAATTAACATTTCATCCAAAGATTTAAGTCTAAACTTAGCTCTTTCTCTCATAATTGGATAAAGATAATAAGGAGATCCTTCATTGACCGTGCATCTATGAGTCAACCAATGGGCACACATCAAAGGATTTGTTGTATAAGGATTGACAATCTGCATTGTCTCTTGTTCTGTCGGTAAATTATATTCAAGTTCAGCCCCAAGTTGCTCCATTAGAACATTTTGTATAATTTCCTCGGGTTTGCCTCTATAATACTTACTAAACCTACTCAGCCTATTCAAATAAGATACTTCGTCAAGTAATTTTAAAATGAAAACGGACGAGGTATCATTTGCCTTGGTGCTTCTCTCAATACCAGTTACGATAAATGATTTGGTGAAAACAGGTTCAATTGATGGGGGATGTCCTGGATTTGTATTGGTTTTATCATAAATTTGGACAATAACACGTTCTTGCCCAATAAAATATGTTGCCTGGGAAATGTTAGCACTATCAGCAATCAGAATATCAGCTTCGATTGATGGTGAAGTAATGTTCTCATAAATATTAAACTCAATAACCAAATTACCAATATTAATTCTTGGAAATCTTGGGGATTCAACAATTACCGACATTGTTCCCCATGAAAATGGACTTCTACTCATTTAGATTCCTTTGATCAATGATCTATATTCGGTATATATTTGCGACATTGGAGCTGGTTTTAATACCTTGATATTTTTCAAATCATTATTTTGATTAACCATTCTATCAAGAAAAGTAACTCTTGCTCCAATGAAGTCAGGATCATAAGGAACATCATCAATATATGTCCCGTCAGAATCTTCATAATGATGTAAAGCGTTGAATTCAGAAGAAACCTCAATTAAAGTAGCTGTCTTGATTTCTTCATTTTCCGTTGTGGTGATTTGTTCATCTTTTCTAAATGTTGAATCACCTTTGATGAATATCTGACCATAATTTAGTCTACGTCTAATAACAGTTCCAGTTGCACCAGAAGATGATCCAATCACAGTACTTCCTGGTAAAAATGATGTTGAAAGATCATCCTGGGTTACGATTACTGTATTTGGATATTCCTTTTGGGCTTTTGTATAAAGCTCAGCATATGTCATTGGCCAGCCCGATGATCTGATTTTATCATTCAATAAAAAGAAAGACCAATAATAATCAGGAGTTCCGTACAAAATTTGTGACACATGGTCAGGCCTATCACCTTCTAGAATATGATAAAATTGATAGAAAGATGCATTGTCTTTAACCTGGTCAATCAGATCAACATAGACCATTAGATTTTGGGTTTTGGTTTTTGTCTCAAGTCCACCAAATTTATAATCAATTAATGGGAATCCTCTAAAATATGACACTATTAGAACCCCTCCTTGATATCTTCATGGGTCAATGCTCGTTCCTCTACGAAATCCATTGAAATCCTAATATGAGAAAAATTACCATCAGGAAACATTGCTGCTGATTGTGGATTATAGTTGGTTGTAAATGCCTGAAGGAAACAAGGAAGAAATTTAGGAACTTTTGCATCCTTGTCTTTATATTTAACTTTAATTTTAAATTTGACTGGAAACCCATAAGCAATACCTGGATTACCGATCTGATATGGATAAAGTCTTTCACGAAAAAACTGAATAATTTTTACTGTTTCATCTGCTTCTTTTTTTGACATTGGTAAAAGATCAAACGCAAAGTTAAATGATCTAATTTTAACATCCTGGAAAACAGAACGTTTATGTGGGTTAGCAGTTGCTTGAATGCCTGCCTGAACTGCCCCGACAGTATTTTCTCCTCCAGGAATACTACTCATTTTTGAGACTGATTTAGCAACTAATGCCCTGGCAAGTTCTCTATTATCACCAATACCAAACCTTGTCTTAAAATCATTAATATTGGCAGTATCACTATATGGATTAAGCATTTTGAATGTTGACATTAATTCGCCAGTGGCCGCACCAACTGCCTTACTTGCTGCCTGAGAAATAGTATCTCTATCTTGTAAAGCCTTTTCTGTTACATCAGAAACAGCCGAACCAACATATCCTAAGGAAAATTGGTTATAATCAACAGCATCAACATATGTCATATTTGGTGGCATATATAAAGTAGCTGTTCCTCTTGATATATCTAGAGTATTGGATAGTGGTTCGTTTGGAGCACCAATATTAGATGAAACAGTCTGTTCAAAAGCCCCAAAGCTAATATAACCAGGAAATTTATGAGGATCCTCATTCGATTGAGGAAATTGTAAAATAGGATTGTCTAGACTTAATGCCATTTTTTACTTTTACTAATTAATTAATGTTATTTTTAAATTACTTATACACGAAAAATGAGAAGCACTTACAAGGGCAGATACAAAGTCAAGAAACCAGAAAAATATGAAGGAGATATTTCAACTGTTACTTATCGTTCTTCTTGGGAAAAATTCTGTTTCTTATGGGCCGAACGAAATTCTTCCGTAATCAAATGGTCGTCAGAGGAAGTTGTCATACCTTACTTATATGAGGCAGATCGAAAATGGCACAGATATTTTATGGATCTTAAGTTGATAATGGAAGATGGTAGGACGATCTTGGTTGAGATTAAACCAAAATCCCAAACAATGCCACCAAAAGTTCCCCAGAGAAAGACAAAGAAATACCTGGATGAGTCTTTTACATTTATTAAAAACCAAAACAAATGGGATGCTGCTCGTGAGTATTGCGCTGATCGTGGTTGGTCATTTGAAATTTGGACAGAGGATGTTCTTAGTTCAATGGGAATGAAGATGACAAAATCAACATCAAAGAAAAAGATAACTCCATTAAAACCATTACCAAGAAAAAAGAAAAAATAAATGTGTGTATTAGTCAAGGATCCAACGTCAACCTTTATTCATATTCCAAAGAACGGTGGAACGTCAATCAAGGATTGGTTAGAGGATAATGTTAAAACATCCCAGGTATTTCGTAAACATCGTAAACACTGGACCAAAAAACAAATATTGAAAAACTACAAGGATCGTGACCCTGGTTTTATTTTTTGTGTTGTCCGTAATCCTTGGGAAAGAGTCGTCAGCTACTATTTTTATTTAAAGGATAAAGAATCTATCCTGGTCAACAATATTGATTCGTTTGATCAATTTATGAGATCATTCCCCTTAAAGGAAAATAATCTTTTACCACAAACAGAGTTCTTTGATTACAAAACCGATACTGTCCTTCGTTATGAAAATCTTATTGAGGATTTTAAGAAGATCCAAAAGTTTTATGGGTGTGATGTTGACCTGCCTCATTCGAACAAATCTGAACATACTGACTACCATGATTATCATAATGAATTTAGCAAAAAGTTCATTGAAAAGCATTTTGCCAAGGATATTGAGATTTTGGGCTATAAGTATTAGAAAATAACTAATACACGGTTACTAAATGAGTTTATTCCAACAATTAGAGTTTGAAGCCTTTCGTGCTGGGATTACCCCACGAACAAGGGAATCGCGTGAGTGGTTTCGTAAGAGGGTTTCTGGCTTAACTAATATCAATAGAGCTAAATTAATGAATGAAGAGCCAATTGATCTGAGAACTCAGATCGGTGTTGGTAAGATGTATATGTATTTCTATGACCCAAAACATAAAACAACCTTGCCTTATTACGATAGATTTCCTTTGATTTTGATGTTGGATCGAACAAAGAATGGATTCACCGGATTGAATCTTCATTATTTACAACCAACTCAAAGAGCAATGCTCCTTGATGAATTACTTAAATTTAACACTGATAAACGATACACAGAAAATGCCAGAATTAATGTGACTTACAATCTTCTGAAACGTACTGCCAAACTAGCTTATTTTGAACCTTGTTACAAACAGTATTTAACTTCACACGTTCGTTCCAAGTTTGCATTCGTTCCGCCACCTGAGTGGGAGATTGCGACCTTCTTGCCAACAGCACAATTCGAAAAGGCAAGCCGTGCTGATATCTATAAACAATCTCGCAAACAAGTACAGACTGCTCGTAAGCGAGCCAGAGGATTGATTAAATGACAGACATAAATGATTTTGCCAAAGTATCCAGCCGTGGTCTTCAGTTTAATAACAGATTTAAAGTTATTATGCCTGGAGAAGGTGAAAATCTTAGTTCCAGAGACATTAATCTAATGTGTGAATCTGTGACATTACCAGGTATGTCAATCGATACAGGAAGTAGAACAATTGGTCTAATTACTCAAAAAATGCCAAATGGTATTACCTTCTCTGATGTTAATATGAGATTTTACTGTACAGCAGATAATGCAATACGTAAATATTTTAATAATTGGCAAAACTCAGTAATTTCAACTGATAATGTCTATGAAATTAATTATAAATCTGGCGATGGAGGTTATTCAAGAACAATTGATATTATTCAACTACATAAGCAAACAGATAGAGAAATCTATAAATGTAGACTTTTCAATGCATTTCCAATTAACATTGAAGAATCAGAACTAAATAATGATGCTGCCTCTGAAGTCATGATGGTTTCAGTGACTTTGAATTATACCCATTGGGAAGAAATTAAAAAATTAAACTAATATATAGGATATTTAAATAATATGGCTTTACCAAAACTTAATGAAACGATTAAATACCAAACTAAACTACCATCAAATGGTAAACAAGTTACATTTAGGCCATTTCTAGTCAAAGAAGAAAAGGTATTATTGATTGCATCTGAATCAAAAAGTAAAAATGCAATTCTTAATGCAATTGTGGATACTATTGAGGCATGTATTTACGAGGATATTAATTTAAAATCCTTACCTATTTTTGATGTTGAATATTTGTTTTTAAAAATTCGAGCTAAATCTGTCGGTGAACGAATTGAAATGAAAATCCCTTGTTCACATTGTCAAACTTCCAATGAATATTCAATCAATGTTGATACTATTAATATCAATGTTCCCAAAAAGAAAAATAATATTATTACCTTTAATGATACCACTAAAGTTGAGATGAAATATCCAGAATTTGAAACAATTGCAAATTCAAGTATTGATATTGAAAATATGTCAAATACTGATGCTTCATTTAAAATGATTTTAAGTTGTATTGAAGCTGTAATTGTAGATGGAGATAGACGCCTGTTATCTGATGAAACATATGAAGAGCAATTACAATTCCTTGAATCATTTACTAATGAGCAGTTCAATAAAATTAGATCTTTTATTGAATCTATACCAAAGTTACAAGAAGTCATTAAATTTGATTGTATTAGTTGTGGTGAACATACCGAAATTACCCTGGAGGGTGCCCAAGATTTTTTTTAATAGGCTTGGCTCATGAAAATCTTGAAAACTATTATAGGACAAATTTTCAATTGATGCAAAATCATAGTTATTCCTTACATGATATTGAATCAATGGTTCCTTGGGAACGTGAAATCTATCTTCTCATGCTTGCCGAACAAATAAAAGAACAAAAAGAACAACAAAGACAGATAAAAAATGCCAGACAATAACCAAAATAACCTATCTAATGTTACATATGAACTAAATAAAGTTGCTAGAGAACAAGCAGCAACAACTCAATCGGTTGATCGTTTATCATTCTTATTGATTGATCGTCTTGATACGATGTTAGGTATTAATAAATCAGATAGACGATATCAGCGTGAAATGCAAAAAGATTATGATCAAATCCAAAAGGCAAATAGAGGACGACCAGGATCTGGTCAGCCTGGCGGTTTAGCAGGCCCAGGAAGCCCTGGATTCGTTTCTGGTATTGGTATCGGTGGATTATTTGGATTGGGCGGTGGAGCTGCTATTGCCGGTGTTCGAGGTCTTGCCGGATTGGCCACAACTCGAATAGGTCTGACTGCAATGGGCCTTGGTGTGATGGCAGCAATTCTTTCTGAAAACTCTGAAGAATATAATAAATTCAGTAAAGATCTTGAGGGTCTTGAAAAAAAATATAGTTTTAGTATTGAAGATATTGGTGTTAAGATAATTGCCTTTGAAAAATTTATGCCGGTCATGTCAGGTATAGGTAATTTCTTTGAACGTCTTAAAATTGTAACCAATTCCAAGGCTTTTAATACATTGGCAGCGCCGGTTGGTTGGAGCCTAAACACTCTTGGTGGTATCACCAATATTGGTATTACTCGTCTTGCAGCATTTCTTAAAGAATTTCAGCCTTTGGCTAGAGCTTTTGGTGGTTTTTTTGCTGCAAAGAGTGCTGTGCAAGAATTTAAACGACAAACGACAACTATTGCGCCAGATGGTACAAAAGTTACATTTGACGAAGCTGGAGTTAGCGCCTTAGGTACATTTATTGAAGAGTATATTAACTATATTTTTGTTGATCCGTTAGCATTTATATTTGGAATTAGTAGTAAATTTAATGAATCATTAGGAATGGATGGGGCGGCTTCAGCATTTGCAAAAACATCTGAAATAATTGAAACTTTAGGTAATCAATTTACATCATTTATTCCAGACTTTATGGGAGCATCATATACTTTAATTAAAGGTATTTTTTCTGATGAATCCTATAAAAATAATCCAAAATATATTGAAGCTCAACATAGATTTATTGCAGGACTTGGTTCAATAATGAATGCACTTTGGGATAACACCATTGGTATATTTACTGGATTTGTCGGAGGACTTCTTGGTGTACCCAAAAAAGAAATCCAAATGAAAGGTGATGAAGCTTATGACGCGGTTCTAGGTATTGGTGGTGCAATTGAACAATTAGGATTTTTAGGCAGCGATATGATTGGGGCGGTCACTGAAGGTATTGAATCTGGTGAAGTGACATCCTTGGCAGACGTTGGCAGAATGCTAGGAGAAAGTCTCAATAAAATGATTATTGGTATTGTGACAGATCCGGCTCAACGAGCAGAATTCTTTCAGGCTATTAATAAAGGTATTACTGACTTAGCATTTATTGTCTTGGACGTATTTAAAGCTATTGGTAATTATGCCTTGGAAAAACTTGGGTTAGGTGAAGATAAATTAGGAGCAACATCTTCAAAAAAAATAAAAGTTATTGAGGATTTTAATCCTAATGCAATGGAAGGTCTAACTCGTCGTGAAAAATATGATTATGTTGCAACTTCAGAGGGTATTAGACAATTTGGACTATCATCACTTTGGACAAATGAATTATTAAAAAGAGCTGCAAATAGTATTGTTGATCGTGATAAGTTTAAAGCAATGATGGATGAAAATATCAATACCATAACCAAATTACAAGCAGCTATTATATCAAAGCAAATCACATTTGGAGATAAAGAAACCATCCAACGAATGCGAAATGATCTTAATAACTTAAGAGATGAAAACAGAAAATTAGAAACACAACTCATGGTCGATCAATCATCAAGGGAGGCTATTAATAGTATATTGTCAAGAACAGGTCAATATAATTTAACAGTAGAAGATGTTGTTAATTACTTAATAACACAAAATAATCCAGGCAGTAATGGTGGAAATTCAAATCAAAAGTCTCCAATCACTCCAAACAATGGTGCATCAAGACCACAGGAATATGGTACATTAACTCCAATGCCAATGGGGTCTCAGACTGATGATACCTTAATTGGACCATCTGGTTATAGAAGATTTAGATATTAAACAACAAAAAACCCCCGACCAATTAAGATCGGGGGTTAATTTTTAGTTAGCCACCTGCTGCCAGCTTTTTGAAATAAGACATTGGATCATCAGCTGCTGGTTCTTCAACAACTGGTTCGTCTGGAACACTTTCCTCAACATCTTCTTCATATTCTTCTGAACGAATCTTGGAGGATGCCACTTCATGCATTGGTGTTGCCTCAGCAGTACGTGACAAAGCCTCATTCTCTTCAGGGGTGTTATCAGTACCCAACACTTTATTCAAGCGCTTTTGTAGATAATCAAAATCGCGCCAATGACGAATATCAATAATATCTGACAAATCATGTGTCTGATTATAAATTACTTCAATCTCTTCATCAGTATCCGCAACCGGTTTGATTGGACCAAACATAGTCCCTTTATATTGGCGACGACCTTCTGCATCCTTGGTGATTTTCAGTTTAAGGTTGGCACCACCCCACATATCAAATGGATTGACGTAAACAGCGTCAGGATCTTCCTCATTTGGTTTTTGAGCTGCATCCAAAATGTTATGAATGAAATTCTTATAACGATACAAGAATACCTTACCATTGTTTTCAGGGGCATTTGGATCAGAAACGACCAAGACATTAGCAACACGCCAATGAGAGCGGTTCAAGGCACGACCCTTGTCATTATCTCCCTTTGACTTACCTGGTCCCCAGAATGTTGAATAGTATTTCTGGGCTGGGTCATCACGTTCAATCCCGTCATTTGGTTTACCGTCTTTATCGCGCGATTTAACAGGAATTGAAGTTCGATCCCGATTGATATACCAAAGTTGTGTGAATTTATCCTGCCAAGCAAATTCACGATATTCGACAAAGAATGTTGGCAAACCATCATGATCATCATCCATTTTCTGTGGAAGGAAACGAATCTCACAAAAAGCATTACCATCCTTATTAACAGTTGGTTGCCAGAAACGTTCGTCCTCATTGTAATTTTTCTCATACTGAGGGGCTGCATTGCCACCCATCTGTTCCTTGAGAGCATCGCGCATCAGGGTTTGGGTTTTTTGCTTAAGTTTACTCAAAGACATTAAAAAAACTTTCCTTTTCTTTTGAGATTTCTAATAATTTAGCATTGAAGAGAGCAAGAGCTTTCTCATAACATCCAAGTACATCCATGGCTGAGTACTTGTCAACCAAAATATTTCGAAACGTGATATTTTTATCAATTGCGGATTCGACCAGAAGTGATGCCTCAATATTATTTAAGGGATCACAATACAATTCTGGTGTGGGTACTGCCTTGACAGTTTCTTCCTCAACTAGATCAAAAATATCTGAATCTGGATATACATTTACTTCAGGAACCAATTTAATTGGCTCAGGAGGGGGATTTGCTAGTTTTGTGTGCTCCCCTACCTTCTTACCCACAAATCCTCCATACATGGCCGTACAGGACGCCACAAAGAGAATTATGATAATGAATGGTAAGAGAAATCCAATTGTTTTTTTCATAACGGTAATCTACTACTATCACTTTTTATAAAATGAAGATGCAGTGCCTCCTCTTTCAACTTGTTTTTGATTAGGGGGTTAATATATCTATTGGCGGACTCAATGTCAATACCAATTTCCTTACACACATGAATCGTTGCATCAATATAAGTCATCTTCTTGCTTTTAACTGATTCGAGAATTGCATGTGACACTTTTTTTGAGTCAGGAATGATTTCTTCTTGAATAATTTGTTCAATCATATTTTTGGTAATTATCTCCTAATAAATAACAGCTGGTTCCTTACTTATAGCACAAAAAAAGGCGGATATCAAACTAATGATATCCGCCTTGTGTAAGGTCTAATGAAGTTATTGAGGCTTTTTTACAAAATGATATTTGATACATTCAGTAATCAAATTACCAGTGATGTTGACTGCATCATGCCATGATGAAATTTGTACTTCATCATCACAACAAAGGCAGTACTCCAAGTCTGTATTAGTATTTAGCCACTTACGTAGCTGACTTTCATCCTGGTCGTTTAAACCACTCCAATCGTCGTTGATCAGAGCTGGAGCCCAATAGCTGGGGAGTAACAAAGCGATCATATCCATCGTTGTTACTCCTCGTCTTCATTGAGTGCGGGCAATGCAATAAACATTAAAAGCCCGTTGTTATCAAGAATTGCTGCTTCATAGCCATTCAAGGCGATTTCACAGACAGTTTCGTAGGCATCTTTTAGATTGCTAAAAACATATTCAACAATATCGCCTTTTGTCTTGACAGTAAACATGTTATAAACTCCTTGTTTTCATGTTACCCATTATATATAATCATTTTTTTGTAAATGTCAAGAGATAAAAACAAAAAAAAACCCCAACCAAATTAATGATTGGGGTTTTACGCTTAAGAAAATAGGTTTTAGACTTGAACTGCTTCTTGAGTTAAGTCTTGCCAATTCTCCCTATGTGGATATGTCAAATATTTCCATTGTCCGTCATTAAACAAATAGAAATATTCACACCATGATTCTGCTTGTGCAGTCAAATATGAATCAATATCCTCATATGTCACAGGTGCGACATCATAATAATTACCATCTACTTTAAAATAGTAATGAGTATCTTCAGCTGTCTCTGCGAGAACAGACATGTCGCCCTTTTCAATAAGCTTTAGGACTTTTTCTCGTGTGTCATAATTCTCCAAAAGGATTTTGCCATTATGACTAAGATAACCGTCCCAGTGACAGTAAACAGTTTTAATGCTACCATCATCGTTCATAATTCCAATTTGTGAACGAGTACCCATGATATTTCTCCTTATATTATCAGGTTACCTATTATATATAATCATTTTTTTAAAAATATCAAGGGGCTTCTAATAAAAAAATCCCTGCTCAATTAAGAACAGGGATTGATAGTTAATCTATATCTGGAAATACATAAAGTAAGTCATTCCATTTGATATAGAATTTGAAATCAAGTGCGTCTTTTGCAAGACGCACCAGATCAATATAGTCAATGATCCCTTCAAGATCATCTAAATCTGTTACTATACCAGTAACAATATTGAGACCATATTCGTCAAATGAGTCATATTTTTTAACACTTTCAATGCACTCGTTAAGATATGAATATGAATATTTTTCAATATTCAATGCATAATCATTTAACATTTCTTTGAATGCTAAAAAATCGTCTTGGTATAACGCATAAAGCATTCCAAATTCGACAATTTTATTGAAGGTCGTCTTATCGGTAATAAGATAATCCAGACATCCTTCAAACGACTCATAAATATCAATGTTCTTGACATCAATATTACCTGACTTAATTTTTTTGCTTAATGTTAACGGGTCCATAGTTTTACCAATGTTATATTGGGTAAACTCATTGCCATTAACATCAACAATCCTGAATTCATTTTCATCCATAACCATTACTCCTTTGTGTTAGGTTACCCATTATATATAATCATTATTTAAAAAATATCAATAGGCAATAAAAAACCCCAACCAAATTAATGATTGGGGTTAATTTAATTTACGAGAATGATTCATTCACATAAAGTTTATCGTCTTCAATGATATATTCATAATCCTCGAGAAGACGTTTACCTAACTCTTCCATTCCAGATAGTCCTAGATTATCGTAAATAAATGATGCAGCACGTGCGTCATTTAATTTTTCTCCAAGTGTTTCGTGCGCATATACAGCAATATCATCATACTCCACAATATTCTCAAGGATTTCCATCAAATGTTGATAATTATCCCAAGCGGGATTATCAAATCTAATGAATATTTGAGTCTTTGTTGGATTGATACTATATGCAACTGCCAAATCAATAAAAAACTTAATGATATCATTCTTTGATGCTATTTTTGCAACAGCATCAAAGAATTTAACAAAAGCAGTATCATTATCAAACGTTTGTTCAATGCTTTTATAATGATAGCCATTTAAGGCTTCACGTCCATCACTTGCCCTATAAGATTTCTCAAAAAGTTCTCTGAGGTCTTTAGTGGTGACGTATTCATAAACAAATAAGCCAAATCCGTCATGGATTTTTACACTAGAATGGATGTTGGTATTAGACATAACATTTCTCCTTGTTTAATGTTACCTATTATATATAATCATTATTTAAAAAATATCAAGTCATAATAATTATTAACTAACCATAATTTTAACCTCAACCCAACCAAAAGCGGCTCCTTTAGGATACAGCTGTTTTTCAATCTGTCAATGGAAAAATTGAGTTATCCACAAAAAAATCCCCAACCAAATTAATGATTGGGGATTGTTATCATTTACCAAGATGCTTGATAGTAGAAAGAGAACCTATATTTCTCTAAAAGCTCCAGGGCCTTTTCCAGCATTTTGACGGTATGAATAATATCATTGAAATAGTATTCGTCATAATCAGTACCACCAAAGAAGAAACCAGAACACGTTGGTAATAGTTCCTCTGCCTTGGAATGATCATTAAGGACTTGAATACACACGTCCTTAAGATTTTCAAGATCACTTTTGGTGACATAGTATTCACCACAGTCATCTTCTTCGTTCTGCACATTTTTAACAAACCAATCATGAATATGGTTTGCTTTTCTCCAATATGCGACTTCAAAGCGAATGGTTCTAAGGCGAACATCCTGAATTTCAGGAAATCCAATAACCTCTTTAATTGCTTTCGCAAGTTTTGTTCCTTCTTCATCAAATTCGTAATCGCTGATGTAGAAGGAAGCAGTCAAAAACATATCGAGACCCATAACATTTCTCCTTTGTTTATGGGATAAAATAAGCATTGTTGCTTACCTATTATATATAGGAATTATTTTTAAAATGTCAATAGGCAACAAAAAATCCCTGCTCAATTAAGAACAGGGATTTGATTAAAAAAACTTATTTGGCATAAGGTGGTAAGAACATCAGGGCGAACGCTCCAATGAGCAGTTCAGCACTAAGATCAGTACCATTTGTATAGTACTGAAAGAATTGATATCCAAAGACACCTATGACCACAATATCACGGCCATATGCCAGGATATTATTAGTGGTCTTATTAAGTTTTAACATAACATGTTACTCCTTTATGTTGCCTATTATATATAATCATTTTTTTAAAAATGTCAATAGGCAATAAAAAACCCCAACCAAATTAATGATTGGGGTTCTGGGTTGGTTTAAACGTGTTTGCGTAAGCCAACCTTATAGTCGATTGCGTCTTTCTTTCTACGGAAAGGACCAGCAATAAATCGACCACTCTCTACGATATAGTAAACGTAACGATTACGTCTATTTTTCCTATAGAGGTACTCTTGTACGATTTCTGCCATGACACATTACTCGGTAATGACATCATAACCATTATATCGTGCGTACCCTCGCACACGATTGTAACGAGGGTTTTTCAAGGAATAAAATTCCTCAATAGTGTCCTCATAATCGCGGCTACGATAAACCGCTTCTTTGAGGACTTCGTAATCTTTTGAAGTTCGATCAATATAAGCTGATTGTCCAGCCATCATCGTCATCGGACTCAGCATTGCTCCTGCAATACCAAGGGCTTCAATGTCTTCTTTCTTAATTGAAAGCCATTGACCACCTTTTGTATCGCGGTGGATCATGCAAGACAGACTACGCTTTGACATTTCATTTCTCCTTTGAATGTCTGTAAGCATTATTGCTTACTATTATAATATAGGTATTTTTTTACAAATGTCAAGTGTGTTTTTAAACAAAAAAAATCCCCACCA